GTGCGTCGGTTGATATGGTCGCCATGTTGACACACTCCCCTGATGCCATAAACGAGAAACCCGAGCGTCTGTTCTTGAGATAGCACATACCATAACACCTGGAATCTGCATATACTGCGGCCCAGAATATGAAAAATATACGGTTGGCCTCTCGAAAGTCTGGTTGCCCAACATCAATCTTGGACCACTGCAAGTACATATAATGAGTGCCAGTAATGTAAGTAGGAATATCTTTGTTGATATACCAGAAACCTTCTTCACGGCGTTTAAACTCATTGTCAATATAGTCATAGTGTTTTTCTTTAAAGTCCTCTGGATAATCTCTCCAATCGAACACAGTTTTTATTCTTTTTAATTCTTTAGGATAATCAAATGGTGTCCATCTATTTGCTTTGAACTCATGGACATTTTCAGCTTTAGGTAAAGCTATTTTTAGATTTTGTATTTCATACACATCTCCGATCTGACCAGTCTTAGATATAACAATCATATCATGATCTTCGTTATATCCATGCTCCCATTTTTTATACCTATTCATTCGTTTAAGAATTTTAGGTTTAATGTAATCAGGTAATACTTTATATAGAGTTTGTTCGTACATTATTTAGATCTTCCTTCAGCAAAGCCACGAAACGTAGTTTCTTTTTTAGCTTCTTTTGGTTTATCATCTAACATGTCTTGTTCAGCTGTAATACGATTCAATATTTCAAAAGCATCGAATATAGCTAGTTTTTTTGTTGCTGCAGCGTTTTTAAGTCTGTCTGCAGAAATATCATCGCTTGAATCTATAATAGCTTCTTTAGCAACTTTAATAAGTTCCTCAACAGCTACGTGCCCAGCTTGGATTATGTTCAACTTCGTTTCCTTCGTATTCATATTTTATAACAATATCATTTGATTTCATACAATAAAGACGTTCACCGTCTATAATAAATTCCCATTCTCGTCCAGGTTTAAACCCTACAAGATCCTCAGGACTGATTCCTAGCGCTTCTAATGAACTATTACCATATTTTAGTATTCCAATATGCTTTCTTTCAAGATCAGTCGTTAGATTATTAATATCTTTTATAGGTTTAACAAAGCATCTGTTACCAATTGCTGACCAGACGTCGTTTTGTTTATGTAAATAAACTTGATCTATCTTGCAAAAATACAAATCTTCTTTAAAATATTGACCACTGTTTCTATCAGTACCTTTTACATCATACCATCTTCTAAAGATATTATGATGCACCATTATTTCATCTCCAACTTTTAATATAGTTTTAAATGCTAATGGTACTGAAACTACTATAGCTTCTTTGCTAACCAGTCTGTGATCTTCAATGTTAGAATTAACTATCAAAGTCTTATCACCTACTTTTTTCTCATTATTATACCTACCCTGTTTAGGAGTTATAATAAAATCATATATACTTTTCATTAATACTCTAAGTCGTATTCAACAGAGATAGCCATGTTAGAATTGAATTTCTTCCACGGCATAACCTCACTGTCTTTTTTAATATATATGTTATAAGAGTTGTCAGATTTATCTAAAGATATACTACTAATAGTGTGACCACCATAAACTGGTTGACCTATCGCATAGTGCATTGCTTCGTTTTTATAGTCCGAGCCTATACTTATCTTTCTTATAACAGAGTTCATTTTACTTAGCTTCAGCTGTAGAAACTTCTTCTACAATTTCTTCATAAGTTCCATCTTTCAAGTTAATGTTAACTTGTCCGTACTTCTCTTCTAGTTCTTTTTTAGTTTCATTTAAAGCGTCGTTAAACTCTTTTAATGCTACTGAAATTTCAAACTTTTTAGCTTCTAAAGCTCCTAAGTCATAAACAACTGCTTGGATTTTTCCTTGTTGTTCTTTGACTGTTTCTAATTCTTTTTCTGTAATCTTTTGTTCTTTACTCATTTGATTAAATTTTAATTGTTATTACTTATTATTATTATTACTTATAGTTTTGAATTTTTCCGCCCCTCGTGAACCAAAGTACGCTACGTACACTGTTGTTACTAAAGTTTTTAGTAAGCCTATCCACTCTTGTTCTACCGTAAAAGATATTTCATGATGACTATCTACCCATATAAAAGCTATAGTCATTATAGATAAAAAAATTAAACACATTGGTCTAGTATTCTTAGAAAGCCATGAATCAGATTTCATATCGCTTTCCCAACGCTTTGTTGTTTCCTTCATTTCGATCATGTCTTGCTCTAATAACATGAGTGCTTTTTCTTTATCTTCTGTAGGTAATACAGGATCTTTTTTAATTAAGTTTTTAACTAATCCAAATAGACCAGCGTCTGGTAAAACATCACCAGCTAAATCTAATATACCAGGAGCGGCTTTGCTTAAAAACTGCCCTACCTTTGTTTCGTTAAACTTTTTTTTCATAATGTATTATAATCATCAGTCTTACTATAGGCCTCTTTCTCCCACGGTAAATTAGGATTACCTTCTTTCATTTTAGAACGAGGATATTCTTTTCCTTTCCAATATACAGCCTTGTCATCGTAGTCTAAATCACCACGTTTAACTTGGTCTACATGTACTTCTTCGTGCTCTATAACGCTCTTCTCTGCAGCTTCTGTTTGACCAGGTGCTATAAGTATAGTTCCGTTTTTATTACCCTTGCCTAAACATCCTTCTTCTAATTCTCTTTCGTATACTGGTGAATTACTTTCAAATGGTGGTTTTAGTTTAAATGCCATATTTTATTTAGTTAAAGAATGAAGCCATTTTAGCTGTTAGTTTCCCTGTTAATCCAGTTAGTCCAACTGATTTAGCTGCTGGAGGAAGACCAACGTTGCCGTCTTTGTTTTTAAGAGCATCCACTCCTTGTGAAGCAAGGTTAACTCCACTTTTAACTCCTCCATACTTACCTACAGCATTAGCAACTTTAGGTGTATACTTGGCAACCTTAATTCCTTTAGCACTATATTTTGCAGCATTTGCATACTTAACTGCTTTTGCGCCTAATCTTCCACCAGTAGCCATTTGACCCGCGACTGGTAATATAGCAGTAGTATTTAAAGCCGTATTTAAAGCATGTTCTTTTGTATTTGTGTAGTCAAAGTTTCCTGTAGTTAAACCCCTAGCTGTGTCACCTATGGCGTTGGTAGTTGTTCTAATCCCTGACAATATTGCATTTGGAACATCAACAACATTTCCATACGCTGGAACTAAACCAGCAACACTAGCTGTATCTTGTACTCCGTCTAATACTTTACTCCAAGTAGATTTTTCGCTTTGGCGTTTAACATACGCAGCGTCTTCTGCTTCTTGTTCATTAGCCGCTTGTATTACAGACTCCCCACCTGGTTTAACACTACCACTAGTAGCTATCGCGGTGCGTAACATGTCATTAGCATTTTTCTTTTCTTCATTTATACCAGATACAAGAGAAGTTGCAGGGTTTTTTTCTTCTTCCACTATAAAATTTGAAAGTGGAGAGTTTCTAGATAATCCAAACTTCTGTGCGTAAGCCATATTACTTCTTCTTTCCTTTATATAAATCTCCACCTGGCTTTAATCTTTTTGCCAGTGCTTTTCTACGAGGTGTACAAGTAGGTTTAGTCATTGGTGTACAATATCCTTTGTGATCAGGATTTATACCCATAAAATTAAGTGGAGATGGTGGTTGCTTAAAAGCCATTAATAGTCTTTCTTAGCTGATCTTTTTATATCACCTTTATTTCCACCATATCTAGACATTCCATCATAGTCTTTTGTAGCTGATCTTTTTTCATCACCTTTGTTTCCACCATATTTAGCCCTTGACATACCAGCTCTATCATCTACTGGATTGTATTTCATAAGATCTGCTCTTTGCTCTCCTATGTAACCTGTTACTCCAGATTTGTCTCCGTAAGAAATATTGTTTATTGGTGAGCTTGCTATAGCTTTTTTAAAAGCTGGATTAGCGTCGCTAGCCATTATTTTCTTTTTACCTCCTGCAGTTAATTCAGCTGGAGAATCTCCATGATCTGAACCATATCTTGACATACCTTTTTTATCAGCTATATCATTTTCTAAATAATGCATTCTAGCTTTGCTAGATAAATCTTTATTGTAAGCTTCTTTAGCGTCGTATTTTTCAGAAGATGTTGCTCTGCTCATTCCGCCTTGCATGTGTTTGTGTATTGCGTGTCCCATTTTTATATTTTAATTAGTTGTTATGTAAATGCTATTGTTGATCCTAATGTTGCTGTAGTTCCTGCTGACCATACTCTTATTACCGCTAAAGGTAATACGTCACCAGTTGGTACTAACGGTATAAGAACTGTATCTCCACCTGAAGTAAGTACGTTAAAAGTAGCCGGTGTTCCTCCGTTATATATTTGAAAAGCTTTAGGTTGTCCACCAGCTTGTGATCTATCAGTAAAGTTTTCGTCAGTTGCGTCAAATGTAAATGTACAGCCACCAGTACCAGTGTTACCAAATCCTGCGACAGCTCTTATAGACGCTTGATCAAATATAACTGTTCTGCCAACTAAAGAATTAGCAGAGAATTTACCAGCAGTTGCTATTTTACAAACTGTAGCATCACCCCCACCGCTTATAGTAAGTGTAAAAGTTATAGGTGTTCCACCTGTTTGATTCATTATATCAAATATAGTTCCACCACTTGCTGTTATAGCTTGATCATCAGCTGCAGTATAACCAGCTGTTGTATCAGCTGTTTCAGATAACGATTGAGTAACTAAAGCTCTAAAGCCAAAGTTAAGGCCATTATTAAATGGCATACCGTTAACTTGGTATATAGCATAAGCTTCAGTTCCGTTAGGAAATAAATCTAAATCAGCTCCAGACCCATCAGAATTAACTATACTTAATGTAGTGTCACTGTCTATTGCTCCTACAATACCTAAAGTGTTAGCTGTAGTATTATAAACAACATCACCAATTTGAACACCTTGACCACCAAAAGCAACCTGAGCTAAACTAGCTGGAGTTTGTAGTGTTTGAGTAAAACCACCAATAGATGGATTAACTTGAATAGGTCTAGTTGTGTCTATTAATTTGTTTAGTACATTTCCATTAGCAGTTCCTGAGAATTGTAACGCAGGTCCTGGAATATTAACGTCATCGTCTGGTATAACCATAACGCCATTTGTCAGTGTGCTTGGATTTATTATCATGATTTATTTATTTTTTTTATTTTTCATACCTTGAGGAGAAGCTTTTGGCACTTGTCCATCAGGATGTTTTTTAGTTTTATAATGAGAATGAGCTTTCCCTGGTTCAGCATGCCCTTCATTATTTAAAGGTGAAGCTTTTCTAGATACTCCTGGTTTTGCTTTAGATTTTTTAGCAGCTGCAGATACACCTATTCCAGTTCCAATCATAGGAACCATGCTACTAACTTTTTTTATAACTTTTTTACCAACTTTTTTAACTGCTTTAGCTGCTTTAGCTATTTTAGATCCTTTTCTTGACACACCTGGCTTCGTTTCAGTTGCCTTAGCTGCTTTAGCTGCTTTAGCTTTTGCTTTCAGCGCTTTCATTTTATCATTAGCAATTTTTGCTTTTTTAATATCTGCTGCTGATGGCTTAAGATCTTTTTTTTCTTTAGGAAAATCTTCGTCAATATTTCTAGCTTGCTCAGACGTTAATATTACTTTGCCGTCTTTGTCCTTAATTGGTTGATAAGAACTTTTAGCATGTTTTTTACCTTCGTGCATATTTAAAGGACTAACAGCTTTATCACCTAGTTGGTTTTTTGTTTTCTTAAATTTCTTAATTTTTCTAACTTCTCTTTTGCTAGCAGGTTTATCGGCAGTTCTTACCATTTCTCCTTCTAAATCGTCAGGATCGCCAAGATACACATTTTTTACACTACTTCTTTTGTTTTGCATTTTAACAATTTGCCCAGCAGTCTTGTTAGCTTTTTTAATTTTTCTTCCAGTGCCATCATCTTTTCCAAGACCAAAATATTTTGGATCTTGTCTAGACATTCCTTGATCTTCATAACCATCATCCCCAGGGAATTGTGGTTCAAAGGTTGATTTTAACATACCTTCATCGTCTCCAGCAAATTTCTTTGGATCATCATAATTAGGTTGAGTTCCGGGATCTCCAGGAGCTCCTACGTTACCACTTCTAGAGTCGTTTATAGATTTTTGTTTTTCTGCAGCTGCTTTTTGATCTAATGCTGCCATAGAGAAACCTCCTGCTCTAAGCGGTGAAGTTTTTCTTGATAATGGATTACCTGATTGCTTGAATGCCATAATTAATATTGTTGTGCTAGTTTAGTTATTGGTCCTGCTTTGTAAGGTACATGTGCTAGTTTTAGTTTCATACCGTATGCTCCATTGCTAGCTCCTTTACCGTGGAGTCTACCATGTTGATCTAATGGTCCATCCCATACTTGAGATTCACCAACTATTCCTACAGAGTTGTTTTTAGAAGCCTCAGTGTGAGCTATATCTTCTATCATGTTTAAAGGTGATTTTTTCATAATTTTTTGTTTTAATATGTTTCTTCTTCTTCGTTCATAGATCTGTCAAATGATCCTTGCATAGGATTACCAAACATACCTTGTCCAGCTTGCTGAGCACCAGGTTGAAATGGAGAAGCTATAGTTTGCTCAGGACTAACTGAGTTTAATTGTAATTCTTCTTCTTGCGCACCATCAAAAGCCTCAGGAACAGTTCCCATTTGCGTTGTTGGCGCTATATCTATAGGAGTTTCTACAGCTGTAGGTCCTGCGTTTTGCGAAGACAATAAACCTTGAACTTGATTTTCAAGTTTACCTACTCTTTTTTTCATCTTAGCACGTCTTCCTTTGTTACGCTTACCACCTCTTATAGCAGCAGCGGCACCTAAGGCCATTCCTAGAAAATTTATTGGACTATTGCTCATCTTTCTTTATCTTTGTTTACGTTATAGATAGCTTGTGTCAGTACTTTGTCTGTGTAACTATCTCCTTTTATTAGTTTATTTCTTCTTTCACTTGAAGGTATATCTTCTTCACCTAACATGATTCGATACATTCTACTTATAAGTTGCTTGCACTTAAATGAAACTTTATAGATATTGTACTTTTGAGTGGTTCTATTTCTATTTCGCCACACGACTATCCAGTCGTTTTTAAGTAATCTGTTCCAGCGCCTGTTATCCCAACTATAAGAATATGTACCCATTTCAAAATCATGCTTAGTAAAAAGATCCATACAATCGAAATAAATTAATAGTTCGAGATCTGCATCATTTAAATCATTGTTTTTTGAAGCCCATTTACGTATTATACGATAATGTTTTAGCAAATTGAAATCTTTTAAATCTCTTGCCGTTAGCTTTTTCATAAAACAACAACTACGTTCTCTTGTCGGATAACGCTATAGGGTTCTTTGTTTATTTCTATTCTATGAGAAGCAGCTTTGTCAAAGTATATAATATCTCCTTCTTTTACTGCTACAACTCCATCACCAACTTTAAATACTTTGGCTTTTTGAAATCTTACGTCTTCTCTTTGTTTTTCTGTAAGAAGCAAACCACCCTTTGTAGACTGGTTTTGTTCTTCTATTTTTTCTATAATTAAATTGTTACCTATCGCTCTCATGCATTCTTATATTATTAATTATACAATCAGTTGATAAGATAGTCGTTGCTACGGAAGCCGCATTTAAAAGAGCACTTTTTGTAACTAACAGTGGATCAATAATACCACCATCAATCATATTTACCATATTTCCCGTAACCACATCTAAGCCTTCTCCTTGAACTTTAGGTGCTGTAAAGTCTGTTATACCAGCATTGTCTAATATTGTCTTAAAAGGAGCTTTAATAGCGTCTAGAAG